CTGTCACCTAATATGCTTGTATCCCAAGCAGCTTTTAGCTTTGCAATAGTGTCTGCATCTGTGATTGCTTTCGCAGCAGGTGCATCTCTAAGTGCTTTCTTCTTAGTTACACTTGCAGATTGAGCAGAACTGTCTCCTGCTTCAAGTGCTTTCATATACACTACATCTTCAGCTTCAAGTAAAGGCTTTCTTGCTTCTCTTACTTTATCCTTGAATATAGTTTTTGCTACAGCTAAGTCCTCTGAAATAGTCTTACCTGATAATGTCCAAGCACCTCTGAAGTGCCTGTCTGAAGGAACAGTAGCATCTGAAGCAGATATACTGTTACCATCTTTGTCTACTATGTTTGTTGTTGCCATTGATTTCTCCTCTAAGCAGCTTCTTCATTATGCGTGGTATTTATTTCTTCATTAATCTTCCAAGCATTTCGCCACACTCTTGTGCTTGGTAACTGTGACTTAGTACAAATGACCATACGTGGCTTGTTGGCTTTATCATAGTTTCGCCATACGTGCTGTGGTATGTCTTTCATAATAAGATATTCTATTGCTCTTTCTTCTGTCATTGCTTCAATAGGTTTTGTGTTATGCAACAAGTAACCTCTTGTATGCTTTACAAAATCAGGTTTGTCTTCATCCTTCTTGAGTTCCCAATAGGCTTCTACAGGTGGTAATATGCCACCCTGCAATGCACAAGCCATCCAATTAGGGTCAGGATGTGTAATCTTTGCAGGCTCATCAGGTGTCTTAGGGTCTTCCCATACTACACAGTATTCTGTTCTGTAAGGCTCTAGCTTTTCTTTTGCCCAACACAATCTTTCCCAAAGATGTGTGCCTTGAAATTCTGGTGTTTCTATTGTCATGCGAGTTCTCCGTGTACTGTACAACTTACTCTGTCTTCATCATTAAAAGTACGACTTCCATCAGTACCTGAAACATAAAAACAACAAAGTCTGTATGCTCCTGTTGTAGGGTCTGCTCCACCTGCATCTTCATCTGCTACATGAAAATCACTAGCCATGCCTGTCATACAATAATTTGCATTAGCCATGTCATTAGCTATTGTCACACCATATTTTCCTGTACCATTATCAGTTATGCTTGTTGTGTTCAGGCTGTCATCAATACCAACAGTTCCTGTTCCATCTAGTCTTAGCCATTGTTTAGAACTACCATTTACAACATAATCTGTATCCACAGACTTAGCTGTGCCTGTTATCTGTCCACTTGTTGATAATGTATCAAATGCTATTGTTCCGTTTGCCATTATGAAAGGTCTCCTAAAAATGATACATTTACATGAGCATCATCTGTAACTCCATTTGCATCAGTTCTATTTTTAACTTGATTTGCAGAGGTTGATAGAGTTCCTTCTGCTAATGCTGTTATTCTACCATCTCCAGAACCACTACTATTACCTCCACCCTGACAACAATAATTTACTGCACTGAAGTTGTTTGTTCTAGTTATTGTATAATCTCCACCACCATTATCTGTCAGTGAAGCGTTGTTAAATGAATCTCTTGCAGAGGGAGTATCTCCGTCAATATTTACCCAATGCTTACTTAAACCTTGCTGAATACTTGTCTGATTGCTACCCTCACCTCTAATAGTCATAGAGTTTGCACTTGCACTAACTACAGGTGTTGAGCCAATGGTTATAGTTGTTGCAGTGGACTTGCCTGTGATTGTGTCTGTTACTATTGTACTCATGCTAAGTCTCCTGCTATCTGAGTGGCAATTAAATCAGTGTCTCCAACAGCACCAACTCCACTTGCTGTCCTTAATCTCATAGCAGTTGTAGTGTTTATGTCAGAGTGTTCTAAATCTATTTTTGCTCCATAGTTTACATCTCCTGCTCCTGCTGTGGGCGAATAAAATCTATTACTCATAGCATTTGATAAAGTAGTTGTGTAGTCACCAGTTCCATTATCTGCAATACTAGCATAATTAAAACTGTCATCTATAGATATTGTGCCATCACCTTTAAATCTCATCCAACCTTTAAGAAGGCTCTGCACAGTATTCTGTGTGACTGCACTGCCATCAGATGTGTAAATAGCATTATTACCTATTGTATGTACACCTGTAACTGCAAGTGTACCACCCACTGTAGCATTTGCACCACTCAATGTTATAGCAGTATCACTACCACTTGTGCCTTGTAATTTATCTACTTTAATTTCACTCATGTCACTACCAATCTTCCACCATCATTAATGGTCAACGTAATGTTACTGTTTACAGTAAGTGTTCCTGTTACCTGTGCATTTTCTGTGGCTAGTATTGTTATGTTTGTATCTAACGCTTGTGCATTAGTTCTAAACATACCACCATTCTTAAAGTTACCCTTGAACTCACTTGTAGGTGTAATTGTTCCTGCAGCTAACTCAAGAAAGTACACAAAGATATTGTTTGTGCCACTTGAAGGTGCAGCCGAGAATGTCAATGTTGAGCCATCAGGTACAGTATAAGCTGAACTATCTTGGACAACACCATCAACACTTACAAGTATCTCTTGTACTGAACCTATTGTTCTTCCAAGTGCAAAGGTTGTATCAGAACCATCACCATTAAATCTTACGACTGCAGGTGGAGCTTGAAAGTTAGCAGGTACGTTGTTGCCAATGTATGCCATATTATGTTATCTCCATGATACTTAATGTGCCACTTAGTTTGTCTGCTACAGAGCAGTCTACTCTTAATACGTCTGTTGTTTCAAGTATAACCTTGCCACCTGTCAAAAGTTCTAGTGAAGAACCTACAGGTATCGGTGCATCTTTAACCAAGAAAGCTGTTCCGTTGGTTGCTCCTCTACCACCACCTGATGTATCAGATACAAGTTCTACTTCTGTGGTTACTTGTGAGGTATGTATATTGGTAAGTATGAGTCCAATCACTACTGTAGTTGTACTACTAGGAGTTGTGTATATTGTATACGGAGTTCCTGCAGCATTTGGCTCGGCAGCGAATGTGACCACTTTGAATGTATTTGCCATTTATTTTTCCTTTTATATAATTATACTACGTTTACATTGATTTGTCAAGAAAAATCAACCTAACGCAATTGCAAGTGCTGTTGGGTCATCTGTTGTAAAACCTGCACTAGTTAAGTACGTCTTTACATCTGTCAATGCTACTTGTTTCATTGTACCATTGTCATTTGTAACAACTCTGTCTGCATCAGCTAATGTTGTGCTAGTTGCAGACGTATCACCATCCATGATGTTAAGCTCTGTCGCTGTCGCAGTCACACCATCTAAGATGTTCAATTCAGCAGCAGTTGATGTAATAGAAGTTCCTGCTATTTGTAATGTAGTAGCATTTACTTCACCACTAGAACCATATATAACTGCTTTGCTATTTACTATTGTACCTGCAGATGAACCATCAACTAAATTTAACTCTGCACCTGTTGATGTAACTGCTGTACTATTAATACTGAGAGCATCTGTTTCTAAAGTTCCATCTACATCTACGTCACCTGATATATCTAATTCAGAGGCTACTAATTTAGCTACTTGTAAATCCTCGTAGCTAGAGCCTAACTTCATCTCAAACTGAGGTCCTGTAGTGCTATATGTAAATGTAGCATCATCACCTGATCCACCTTCTATTGTAATACCTGCACCATTGATAACTGCACTTGTGTCATTACCACTGTCTAATACAATGTTGTGGTCATTTAGATTTACTGTTGTTGAGTTTACTGTAGTTGTTGTGCCTGATACTGTAAGGTCACCTGTAACAGTTAAGTTATCTGCTACAGTTACTTCAGATGTGCTATGTCCTAATGTTATAGCAGTTCCTGATACACCTGTACCAATAGATATTGATTCACTGCTATTTCCTGTGTCTATTATAAGATAAGCATCTGAACCTTGCTTAATTGTAAATGCAGTTCCTGAGTTGTCTGATACTGCTACGTTTATATCTGTTGCATCTGCACTAATAGAGTCAAGTGCAATGTCACCTACGTTTGTTATTGCATTGTCATTAAAAGACGTAGCACCTAATGATATAGTTCCTGTTGCAGTTAAGTTACTAGAACCTATGTCTATTGCACCAAATCCACTTGTTATTGAACCACTGTTTAATGCACCTACTGTTGTTACATTTGATAATGTATCTAGTGCAGATTCAAAATAAGTCTCAAAGTCAGTTAATGCAACTTGCTTCATTGT